GGTTTGGATGATGAACTTAAAATCACATCTATCACGGTCGATGTAGGTATTCTTTGTTGGGCTTGGTTTGAAGAAGCTTACCAAATCGAGACTGAAGATAAGTTCAGTACAGTTGTCGAGTCTATTCGTGGTAGCTTGGATGTTCCTGATTTTTTTAAACAAATCACGGTTACATTCAACCCGTGGAACGAAAGGCACTGGCTAAAGCGTGTCTTTTTTGATAAAGAGACTCAGCGAGCAGATACGCTATCGCTCACAACGACTTACAGATGCAATGAATGGCTGGATGAAGTCGATATTAAACGATATGAGGATCTATACCAAACCAATCCTAGGCGGGCTAGAATTGTTTGTGATGGTGAATGGGGCGTGGCTGAGGGGCTAATCTACAACAATGTAACTGTCAAAGATTTTGACAAAGATGAGTTGTTGCAAAACCCTGCTAACAAGTTATGTATCGGTCTTGACTTTGGTTTCACTCATGATCCAACTGCTTTGTGTTGTTCGTTGATAAACGACGCGACGAAAGAAATACACATCTTTGATGAAGCGTACAAGGTCGGTTTGATAACCAAGGAAGTTGCTAAGATGATAAAGGATAAAGGTTATCATCGCTCGACAATCATAGCAGATAGCGCCGAATCTCGATTGATTGAAGAACTTAGATCAGAACACTGTATAACTCGAATCAAAGAGAGCAGAAAAGGTAAAGATAGTATCATGGCAGGCGTATCCAAACTACAAGGATACGCTATTTATGTGCATCCGAATTGTGAGAATATCATGGATGAATTTTACAGCTATTGTTATCAACGAGATAAAGAAGGCAATTGGTTGAACAAACCAGAAGATAAGAACAATCACTTGATGGACGCGCTACGATATAGCCTTCAATGTATCGAAGGGGTTAAAGCAACCGTCCGCAGACGTTCGCAGTACGGCTTATAGAAAGGAATTAAATGTATCAGATTTTAACTTATCCGCGGGATGGATATGATGAGGGTTCTTTGAAGAAAGACCTGATTTACAAATTGATAACGAAACATAGCGCTGAAGGTTCACGTTTGAAGAAGCTTAAAAGCTACTACTTGGGTGAGCATGCTATCTTGAATCACACGAGAA